AATTCCACATCATGCATTGAATACCAAATGGTGTAATCAACATCAGAATCACCAGATGCTCCGATTTGTAAAGGAGACATGACTGTAAGGTAAAGATCACCCCAAGACCAGACAAAACCAGTTGCGGGGAGCTCAATAAAACGACCAACATTGACATATGGTATCATGAGAGAAACGGTTGAGTCAGCAGTACCCATGTCGATTCCGGGTAATTGGGATAATGGAATACGGTTGCTGATGTGCATAAGTGCTTTCGAACGGTTCGTTGACGCGGCGGGGTAATAACACAATCGCAATCTACCCTGATGGAAAGGAGTAGCATTCAAAACCAGATCAACACGTAAAGTAGCACGAAGTCCAAAAATGCCAAACAATTTATTTTTCCACATGGTATTAGCGAAAACACCTGTCCAAGTGTCTTGGTTATACAGAAGTGTACCAGCTGTATGACCAGTGTTCCAAGATCCACTAGTGACGGGAATAGGTTTGTTTAAATATTGGATAATAGAAGTGACATCATTTGGGAAATAAGAACGCGCAATAGAGCCTGGGATTGAAAGAGGTAGGGTTTGATTAGTAACAACATTTGGAGCTATAAAATCAGTAGTACCATCAACAATACGATTAGATTCTGAAGTTGAGGTGAGATTATCACTCTGTACGGGAACATTAGTTGTAGCAATCCAGTTTAAGACACTGTTGGGGATCAACAAACAGTGAATTGTTCACTCGACCCGATCGGGGCCTGACCACATTAGGGTGTCTCTCCCAGGGGGGGGTCTATTACCGTTAAGCAACCCACAACAACAAATCGGCGAACACGAAGAGTTATTGTACCAATTTTATTGGGTTATACCCAATTTATTACTGTTAACTCAAGATTGATCAACTTGAAGCAACAGGCGCCTTTTAAAGACATGCGACAGGTCTGAACAACGCCCTACACCACATACTCTAAAGAGACAAACTTATCTTGTAAGTCTCGATAGGATGGGCATACCACCACATAACCACTATCAGATTTGGCACAAGCCGCCAAAATTTTCCGTGACCAATTATTAAAAATTTCTTTCGGATGGGCTGACAATTCAATCAACATATGATCGATATTATCCTTCCAAAATTGAAGGTCCAAGTCATGCTCTTTAGTCCATTGTATTGACTCTAAAATAGTGTCTAAGGAGAGTGGTGCCATCCAACCTTTTTTTAGGTGGTATGTTCTGGCAAATCCCCTTTTAAGAAAAGTGACTTGAGATAAGGTTCGTTCACCACTGCAATCGGTACTCTTATTCTCATCCGTATAAACCATACCAATACTGGCATAAGACTCAGTCATGAACTGTTGAGTAATGTGTCCATACTCGACACTTTGGATGGAGACCGACATCAGACCATCATCTCCATAACGAATAATAACAACGACACCCCTCATATTCTTAAGGAAAATCTCTGCGGAACTGACATCAAAACGAATCTTTTTAATCCGCTCGGTTCCAAGTAAAATAACATATCTATCCAAGACACAACCAGTGATGCTATTAATGACTACTGTCAGAGTGTTACCAGAGGTATTTCCACCCATCCAACTGTACACCAAATCACCAACAAGGTGTCTACTTTGTGCTATTTCATCTATGAGCGCATCCCGAATAAGTTGGGAGTCCTCACCATAATCTTGATAGAAGCGGAGCATAACGGTTTTCATAACCCAGATATCATCCGGGGCTAAACTTTTATCATAACCACTAAAATCTCCTGCTATTAATCTTATCTTAGGGTGATTTTCACCAAGATGCGATGCTAATTGATACCATTCATCTGAGTACACGTTTATACCAACCGCAACACCATTATTAATCCTGCCACGCATTACAAAGCTCGAAAACATTAGGGTGTATTTCCGCAACAAGAGTGAAAAAGTCAAATCTGCTGACGAAATAAGACGCGTTTTTCCTTTAGCTACGCGATCCAAAGGTCTGAGTTCATCCTTAAGGAAGTGGTTATTAACAACATAGGGTCTTTTCCTTTCCAAAATAACTCTTTCAATATGTTCCATATGCTGCTTAACCATAGCACAATCCTTGGATGTAAATTCCCATTCTTCCTCCCCAAACGCTGACTTTTTTGAACCACCTGTGAGCAAGTGTTTCATTGGCCAGCCTGGACTAGTTGATCGATTTATACCGTCCATGAAATCCTCTCCGGGAATGCCCATGACAGCTTCTTCAAATGTTAGAACTCTCCGCATTGATGCTGGAGAACCCCTTCTGTAGAGCTCCTTACAGTAATCATCAACGGCAACGCGTAATAAATCGAGTCGTGGTCTAATATTGTTAATTCCATAACCAAACATGGCATTAGCCATAGGGTCTACATTACCACGGCGTGTGAGAAGGGCTGGAGCTTTACAAGGAGGCTTATCATCTATCAAATTATGTATTGGAGATGGAATTATCTTTGTCTTTCTGGCTTGTGGAATAGGTTTAGCTTTTTGCTCATATACTGGCCCACCTTGCACTACAACAACTTGCTCAGAAACGAGTGGTTTTATATCAGGGTGTAATGTTTCAGTCCCTAAATCTTGTAAAATACCCTCAAAATTAGAGGCCATTTCAATCGCATTCTTGATTCCTTCCTGATCAACAATGATCCCTATCCCAACGGTACCACCAATACCGGCAACGTGTATAGAGGCGATCTTACACTCACTGGATTTGTCAAAAATAACGAAAGGTGCTCCACAATCACCCACACGCGTAGGTATATCGTACTGTATTGCTTTAGATACTCCAAAGTCATCATCATTTTCATAGACAATGTTTTTCCTGAAGGTATACGAACTGGTATGATAAACAGCTGCATAATCTGAGTTAACTAGACCGAGGACCCCTTTATGATCAAGGGGAATCCTCTGATCTCTCCTCCGAAAGAGGTGTGCAATGGATTTACCCGTAATTCCCGGGATTATAGCTAAACCAACATCATCGGTGGGACAATCAGTGATTTCGTATAAAGTCATGGTACGATTTCCA